GTGATCATCCATAGATCGCTCCTGATGGTGGGTTTACCTCATTTCTTCAACAGAAGCGCATTAATACTCGTAGCAGATAATAAACGCTTTAGGAGCCTTTGTCTAGTCTAGTCTAGAGTCTGCATCACGGATCTAACATAGGTTGATATGTGGATATCCTCGCGTTGTGATGCAGACTCTGGATTAGGCTAGACACCAACCCCCTAGCTCATCAACCGCTGTTAGCGGTAAGAGGAGCCGAGAGACGAACTAGGGGGAGGTGACCAACTAAAACACCTTACACTCATAACCTACTTTCGACCATCAGGCAACCATTCACTTACTGATGGGTGAAGTATAACCTCGCTCTCATCCTTTGTCTTAATCGGATGATCACCGGCGAAGAGTGAGAGCTTATCAATCACCGCCGTTTGTAGCTCGTGAATCTGCTCTCTTAATAGTTGCATTTGTATCTGTGCATCTCTAAGCCGAGCTATAAGCGCTTCTCGATCTGCGTTGGCCGCGCTCAGTTTGTCTTTGAGCTCCTCGACCTCTGAGGGGTCGCGCCCTGATGCAATGGCCATCATCGATGAGATAGAGCCTGTGATCATGCCGAGGATGCCGACGAGCACATCACGATTCTTCTCCACGATTTCAACATAAGTGAGGAAGAGGATAAGCAAGACCACCAAGATCATAAAGAAGACGCTGAACCACCATCCGCGTTTAGCTTTGATCTCACTGGTTAGCTCTCTCTCGGTTCGGTTATCTTCCATTAATCCAACTCCATAAAGCTCTGAGTATTGGGTAATGATACATCAGCCAAGGCCACATAAGCGAGATGATGTAGATGAGGTTGACGAAAGCCCAACGAGGGAGCACCCACCACACCCACTCTTTAAGCTTGCGATCTCTAGCGCGTGACTTCACCTTCTTTGGCCCTCCTAACCTCTTGACCTTCTCGCTCGATGGTGGAGGTTGCAATGACTCGATTGATGAGCCCACTGCATATATCACTTGGGGAGCTCTAACGCCCTTGAACTTATAGAGGCCAACCATGACGTATCTAGTTCCCTTGGGTGTGAAGCTGTTGGTTCTACCCTTAATCATTGTGAAGGCTTCTTCAGTGAGCAGGACTTGACCAGCTCTACAAACGCTCATGGTTCGCGCCGCGATATTCTTGGCGATGCCTTCCAACTCAACAGGCTTTGCGCCCACCATCACATCAAGCTCATGTTGGGTGACCTCTGCAACTTTACCATAATGAACACCTATGCGAGTGTTAAGGCGAGTCCTAAGAGGTATGGTCTTTTGATAGTGAAGCGAAAAGTTGACCGCGTTGATAGGTTCCTCAAAGCTGACTAGGAAACCATCTGACCTATCGATCTCCCGACCGTTGAAGCGATACATGAGAGAGCGAGTCAAGCGGTCATGATATTGCAACCACTCCGCAGCTTTAACCGCGCCGACCTTTTGAACGAAAGCAGTTGAGCCTATGAGGTCGAGCAATACTATTGCAAGGTATCGCTCTTTGATCCGTGGTTGCATTGCTCATTCTTCGTCTTCGTCGCAAGTGCAGAGGCCATGCACACAGCAAACGCAATGAGCCCCACAGTCACAATGAGACTGATCACAATCATGTCTATAGTGCTCACACTGGCATTGGACAAGTCCACACTCGGCGCAGATGGTGTCTGTGTCCTCATCAAAGTAGTCCATTCAATGCTCCTTAACATAGGCGAGATCACCGAGAAGAGCGGCGCTAGAGATCGGGAAGTGCTTATGCAGTATGTACCTAATCGCATCAGCGATCACTTTAGTCTCAGGCTGGCTGTGAGGGTCGAGCCTCAACTTTAAGAACTTCGCCCAATTGTTGAGATTCCCGCTCATCCAGAACTGAGTGTAGAGACTCTGAGGTAGCACCGCGCGCGCTTGCTCCCTGGCCATACCCTGCTCAATCTGAGCGTTGTATAAGTCTAAGCAGTTCCTGTGGTGTTGGTCCCAAAGCTCCAACCACCTATCTTGATATTCGATGCTCTCATTGGTCGAGCACTGCAAGCGCTTATCGTGTTGCTTCCGCAGCTGCTGAGGTCTCCAGAACTCAATGTAATCTGAGGTGTAACGGCGGCTGACCTCATTATAACTGAAGGTTCTATGGCGCATGATCTGAGATCGAACAAACAGAGGACACTTAATCTGGACCGTCAAAGCGCAATGTTCAAAGGGTGAAGTGTGGTGATGGTCAGCTAGATACTGAATCAGCTTGGCGTCTCGGTCGGTCATCTGAAGCCGAGACGATGAACTGAGTTGATAAAGGCTCACCCTAGCCGAGTGTGCTGGCGTTGAGTCACTCCCCATGTGTGAGACGTATAGCACCTCACCGATATCATCATCATAGACCTTCATTAAAAGCTCCTCCTCTTGGCCCCTCCTACTCTGACCTTCCGACTCTGAGCAGGTGAGCGGGGTGTGTAGTTGCGCTGATCAACTAGGGTGTCTGACCAGTTCCAAGTTATGCAGTCATACCTTAGTGCATCTAGTGGGTCTTCTCTACCATCTTTCTTAGGTTGCTCTTTATTGTCCCATCCATAGCTCATGAGAGCTTTTCTAATGCTGTTACCTATGGCGCGCTCTCCACGGTCCCACACCTCACGAGTGATGAGATACTGACCACGGGCAAACGCTCGCTTGAGTCGCTGAATCCCATTGAGAATATCTGTTCTGATGGGGTCAGTGTTTGATCGCAGAGGTAGGCCGAGGCCATGAGGTGGGTTGCCTCGCATCGCCCGGAATGCTGAGCGCCCCGTCTGATCATTGCGAGCGCGCCCCGCTTTGTCAGCGACTCCATTATCTAGCCAGATTCGATCACTCGGCGCGGAGCTCCTCAGCGAGCGTGGCCACGCTATAGATAAGATAAGATCAGCTAGCTCTTGAGTGGTGACCTCCTGAGGGTTGATCTCAGCGCAGATCACATCAGCGCCTAGCTTGTCATCATGAGCGATGATCAACACTGATGGTTTTCTGAATCCCCAGTCAATGGCGATTCGACCCGACATCTCAGGCCGATACTTCCACCCATCGATGACATGCTTGGACTCGTCGAACTCGGAGTAGATGAGCCCTGATGGTGGCCGTGGTTTGTTCATCACCATAGCTTCACGCTCGGCCTGTGGAAGCAACTTGGTTGCCTCAAACCACTCTTCACTTAGGTTGGCTGAGTTAACATATGAGGTGTAAAGGAGAGGTTGACAATTGGCCTCTTCTGCGAGGTTGCACCACCACGCGCCACTCACCGGCAGGCCAACGAGGATCATGATAGGGCTTGGCCCTGCTCGTAATCGACCCATGGCCTTATGCGCTACCTCAGCGCTCAACGTCTGACACTCATCAATCAGGCAGATTCCTGAGGTCACGTTCAAACCCTCTAGCGGGTTGTGGGTCGCGTCCCTCGTTCCTGGTCGATAATACGAGCGACACCATACCGTCGAACCGTTGGGCGCTGTCCATTGTCTGAGAGTGTGGTTGTACGTCCAACCTAGTGGGCTCAGCCACTTCTCCATCTCAGGCATCAACACAGAGTTATAACGTGGGTTAGTGTCAGTGACCAACAGTGAGCTCGTGCCAGGTCGAAACCGACTCACGAAGAGCAAAGAGAAGACGAGCGCCGAGGTCTTCCCTGATCCCCAACCACAACGAGCAGCGATCACCCTCTCTCTCTTGGCAATGCGAGAGATGATCCCATGTTGGAGCTCGTTAAGGGTCAGGCTAGTCACGAGCGCTCAGGCCATACTGAGTGACCTCCCACCGAGTCACACACCGCGTCTTGTCGCTGAAGACCTCAGTGACGATCACTTCAGCGCCCTCCTCAATATCACATATGTCATAGCGGATAATGTCCCAACCATCTCCCCCATCTTCATGAGCGATCACCTCACACTCACCTTGCACCTGATAGGTGACCTGAGCGTGAGAAGGATAAGCGGTCCATGCTCGCTTAAGTTTAACTCTAACCTTCTTCATCTGTGCTCTCCTCATATGGCTTTGAGATTTGCCTGATCATCTCCATGACCATCTCATCTCCCTTGTTGGTCGACTCGTTGACGTTGAGCTCCACCTCTCGGCGCTGGCCCCATCGAT